TTGGTATTTGATAACGCCCAGTGAAGATCTGTTAAACTTTTGCTGACATTTTTTGCTATTATTTGATTATCAGAAAATTTATTTTGATTATTGCTAATCGATTTTCCTACAAAAAATTCAAGCAATTCATGGTTGTACACTACTTCAAAAGGTATGCTATCACCAGTATTCTCAAATACCAAAGAAAATTTCATAATAACTTTATAATAGATAAAACACAAACACCGGTCGGTGTTTGTGTTACTCAATGATTACTTTTGCTGTCTTGCACGAATCATTGCCAAGATATCCTGGGCATTGCCACCGGCGGCAGCGGCTGGTTTAGCAACTGGTGCTGTGGCAACTGCAACTTCGTCTTCATCATCAAATGGTGATGCACTTGCTACTGGAGCAGGTGCTGGAGCAGCCTTGGCCACTGGAGCACTTGCAGCCACAATGTCGTCTTCGGTAACGCCACTGTTGCCACCTGCTGGTGCGTTAACACCTGCTGGACGGAAGTATTGACCCCAACGCTCTGTGTCGTACGGTTGTCCATCTACACTTGCTTCGAACATCTCTTTGATGACCTTCAACTCCACGTCTGTCGGACGCTTGGGCAAGAATGTGCTCAAATCAAATAAGCCGTGTGCTTCAATAGCGGCTTGTTCAGTTTCTGTCAATGCAGATTCCTTACGTGCCCACTTTGAAGTGTTGTAGTCAGCGTAGCCGCCTTTTTGTGTTTTTGTGATACGGAAATCCAGACCACGCAGGGCGTCTGTTGGCAATTCTTCCAACTCAGGATCCATCAACGCACCTTTGATAAGTGTGAACAATTGAGGGCCAATGATGAATCGGCGAATAGGATTGTCCGGGGTCTTGTCGTCACCGATTGGGTTTTCACGAACAAAGCCTTGGAAGATGTATGAACGTTTCTTCCAGTACTTACGACCCATGTCTTCAAGGCTCTTGTCCTTGAACCATGTACGTACTTCTGCCAAGATTGGGCAAGCGTCGCCCCACATCTCAACACAGGGTACTTGTACCATGACCTGTTTTGAATCCATTTCTCCCTTGATGCCATTGAAAGGCAAACGAATCATTGCTCGTTCTTGCCAGAAGAATGTGTTTTTTGTGTTACTATCAGGGAGGAAGCGTAATGTAGCCGATTGGCCTTCTTCCATATTCCAGTGCGGGTAGATCGATTTGTCTCCGCCACCTTGCGAACCTTGTCCGCCTTTGTTGCCTTCTGCTGCCTGTAGTCGTGCTCTGATTTCTGCTAATGATGCCATAGTGTTTCTCCTTGTTAAGTTGCCTATGTTATATGCCTATCTAATAATTTAGATGCTTAGTTGCCTGTGCATACAAGTTGTATTGTATACGAATGTATTTAGCATCGCAATAGTAAAAGGCAAGACTTTTGCCTTTCTGTATGGCCATAAAAAAGCCCAACTGTTGCTGGGCTTTTTGGAGTAGGATAAATTATTTTATCAAGGCTAGTGATTTGATTCTGGCCAGCAATGCATCATCCGATTTGCTTTCATAGTAGGCACCAGTGATAGCACTGTTGCTGTTCATGGGATCGTCATGACCTTCACCTACTGCGTTACCGATCATAGCACTTCCAATCATACCACCTACAGGGCCGCCTAATGCGGTGCCAATTGCACCACCTACTAAGCCTTCATCCATTACTTGGTCAATGAGTTTTTTGCCACCGTATAATACAGCCAATATTATACCAATTGGAATTGAATACTTAACTGCGGTGCTTGCTAGTTCGGCAATGGTTTTTCCATCGATTGCATTACCGACTGATTGTGTTATTGCTCCAGCAGCTTTACCAACGTCACGGTACACTTCGCCTACACCACCCATTGTGTTGTTTGCCACATCGGTAATGGCCTGGTATGCACCTAACCCAATACCGATTTTATCTGCATTTTGTGCGGCTGATTGTGCGGCCGATTTGGCAACATCGGCAGTGCCGCGTCCAATACCAGCGGCTGTTTTTCCAGTAACAGCTTTGCCTGCACCCGATGCCATACGACCCAGTGCTGGACCAACTTTAGACAACAATGGTATGACAGCTCTTGCACCTGCTGCCAACAATGGAGCAATTTCATTTAGTTGTTCTTCTTTAGTTAACTCTCTACCTGCCATCTGTCCAGCAGTCCCACCGGCTGCGCCACCTACAACTCCACCTATTGCCGCTCCAATTGGACTCCCGGTTGCTAATGCACCCAATGCAGATCCAGCAACTGTTCCGCCTACGCCACCCAGGGTGCCGCCAGCAAGTTCACTTTTCCATCCTTCATACATGCCACCGCACTCCATGAGTCCGTGTTCTGGGCAGTATTCACCTTCCATGGTAGCGTTGCATGAGCCTTCTGCAACTGGTGCCGACAGTCCAGGAATGGTTTCCAGTGTAGATGTAATTTTGCGAGGTGCATAATTACCTGTACCAAGTTCGCTATCTAATCGATCTGTGATCCATTCATATGAATCTTGGCCGTCAGCATTGTGTCTGGTATTTCGCGGCATGTCCTCAAAGTAGTAGTCATACAATGCACGGTATAGGTTATCATCTAGCTCTCCGCCTTCTTTAAAGTCTCTGACTTCTCTGCCAAAACTCTTTAAAATATGATCTAACGTATGGCCAGTTGAGTCAGTTAACACACTCTCAACAACAGGCAATCCTGCTGCCTTGCGCATGGCATTAAGGCTTTCAAATGTAGCTATGTCATCTGCTTCACTGATAGGAGCCATTGGAGGCTCTTGGGGCATGTCCTGTGTGGGTGCTACTGGTTGCTCAGGTTGGATACCTGGTTCTGTACCATCTGGCAATACACCTGCAGGCTGTTGTGGGCTTGTGTCAATCCCTAGGTCTTTAAGACGGGCCATGATTTCAGTATCATTCCATGCATTAGCATCTGGTGGCAATTCCTCAAGCCGATCGTTCAAAATATCATCTCCTACTATGTCACCTAGTAGCATTTTAGCATTGGTAGCATCTGGGCCCACAATAAGATCTTTACTCAATAATTCTTTGAGTTTGTTTACCTGTTCTTCTGTTTCTGGCGTTAACCATGTACCTTCGGCCAGGCGGTTGATCCACGATTCAAATATGTCTGCTTCTTTCATAGCATTTCCTTGTTGTTGTATACGAGCCAATAGCGGCAGAGCCTCTTCGATTCGTGAGTCCAATGTTTGTTCAATAAACATTGTTTTGATGTTTTCTACCAGTTCTTCTTGCGCACCAATTTCAGCAGGGTGCCAAGACTCAAAGTAGTGTGCATATCCACGTGGTGTTCCCATGCGTTTGACACTCTCACGTAGACTTTGATAGTACAAGTGAGCTTGTTCTGTGATCTCTTGTGTGACACCTTCCATCACTCGGCCTTGGCTGGCACGATTGAAACGGTTTAGTACTTTCATTTCGGTTACCATATTATTGATATGGCTACCACGAATATCGTAAGGTTTGCCACCTTGTCGCACATGTTCTAGCATGGCACGGCCACCTGCTAGGTTTGTAAATTGTAATTTAAAACGTTCACGGTCAGCTGTTTCAATAAACAAACTTTCCACATAGCGATAACGTTTGTCGTTTTCTCCCAGCACACGATTGTGATTGATTACCAGTCGTGCTTCTGTAGGCTCGCCGCTGTAGCTGGTACGCTTGTTTCCGTAGTAGCCTTCAAACAAACCTTCAGAAATGGCAGCAAGTGTGGCTTTTACCGTTTTAGTTTTACTAATGTCGGTTAATGTTCCAGTCCAGCGATTACGATTGGCTAGATCCATCAGTTGATGTTGAAATTCAAAGAACTCATCACGATCATCGGTGCTTTCCATGGTCTTGCCAAGGTTGTCGCCGTACATGATTATCATTTCATTGTCGTTGCCCATTACAATAACCATGGTGCCATAATTCTTACCTGATTGAGCTACATAATCAAATGTGAAAACTTTAGCTTCATCGGCATCGCACGGGCGCCCATCTTTACCAGTTAGTTCTGGTTGGAAATCGCGGGTGTCTAGCAAATCAGCTAGTTTTTGTTCAATATTGAGTTCTTGTGCCATAGTTGTATATTTAGCATTAACGCATCATTGCGATGAAGGGCATGGGTTCAATCTGGTTGTCTGCATGATCTTTAAGGTGTGTGTTTAGGTCTGCGTGGTATGTTTGTAGCAACATCAGCATACGCACTGCCAACAAACTGATCATCACAAGATCATCGGTTTCTCCTGGTTTGGCAGAGTAGCTTGAGCCCAGGGCCACAAATGTTTTGAGTTCAGAAATCAAGGGCTTTGAGTGCAGTTTCATGCGGTCTGATTCCACAAGTATTTTAAACTTGTTGCAGGCCACAATTTTACTTTTGTTTGTGGTTGTAAACCCTTTGCGTATTCTGCGGCCTGCTGTGCCTTGTACTGAATTGTCACTAAGGAAGTAGCCCGGAATGTTTTCTTCACCATACTCAGCAATAGAAATCAGCGCGGCTTCACCAAGTGTGTTGTTCTCCACAGAATAATACACTCTTCTTTCATCCTTGACCACTAGATTGATTTCTTTCACAATGTCTGCTAGAATTTTAACCTGCGTTGGCACATCAGTGCGATTGTGTCTCCACTCTGCTACCTGTGTAGTTGTGTCTGCTTCAAACACTTGTATGGCCGCAGGATCGCTGCCTGTGCCCAAACTGGGATCTAGTGCCACAATGTATATCTTGTCTGCGTGTATAGGCGAATACCAGCGAACCTGGCCTGTTTTCCTTACAGGTTCTACTCCTTCAATGTCCAACAGCTTGATAGGAGATATCAGCGTTTCGTCATTAATAACAAATTCACAATCCATTTCTCGACGGAACCGTTCTTCACCCAGTTGTGCTCGTTGTTGATCTCCCCAGGCGTCGTCACGATCAGGATGATCGCGCCAGTAACTGCGATATGCTCGGAAACCGTTGATACCTAGGCCGTTTGCTCGTTGATTGCCAAACTCATCTTCTGTTTTGTTGGCACCTTTCCACAGATACGCAAACTGATCTTCATCAGAGTTTGGAGTACTGGTAATAATAGCTTTACCACCAGTTGCCAGTGTTGGTGAAATAGAAGTCCAGAACTCTTTGGCAATTGTGGGGCGCACGAATGCAAACTCGTCTGAGTACAGGAGCGAGATAGACATACCACGGCCTGTAGTTTCTGTTGTTGTTTGGCTTACTATACGGCTTCCGTTGTCAAAGTCTATGGATCCTTTGTTGTAGCTGGTTACACCTGCTCTAATGTGATTGGGACACAGTTCGTATGCATAACGAATACGTTGCATTATCTCCTGCGCACCTGTGTACTTGTGCGCGGCAATTAGAATAGTTGAGTCTGGCACAAACATAGCATACCATAGCAAGTAACCAGCAGCCGAAGTGGACTTGCCTGTTTGTCGAGGCATCATGGAGATAGAATATCTATAGTTGTGATAAGTGTAAATCAGTTGTTTTTGGTAATCAAATGGATGATACAACATCTTGCCACGTGTGGGGTGCTGGATGTAGAAGAAATTGTCCATGAAGAACAACGGGCCATCCACAGAGTCCGCACACTGCATGAACTCCATCAACTGGTCTTCAGTGAATGTTTCTCTGCGGTGTGGCGCTTTTACTAGTACTGTTTCTGGACTGATAGCCATGCTATTAATTATCTAATAACATTGCAAGTTCAGGCCAACATCGCACAAACTCACCTGCTTTGTCAGGATGGTATTGTGTTTCAATTTCTGCAATGTGTTTTTTAAACTTGGCAGTAATACCTGCTCGCTCTCGTGCAACATTACGATAGTTGTTCAGTGCATTATCAAAGAACATGCGCTCTGCATCAGTTGCTAAGCCTGTGGCATAGAATCGTTCAATTTCTGCGGCAGCTAGTTCAGCAACAGCAGGCCCATGCAAGAACGGATCCAGGTAATCAGGTTGAAACAAATTTTGCCACAGCACAGTTACACCTTGTGCTACTGCCCACTTGCGAAACTCTGTAATGCGTGTGGCATTGTAGATGTTGTACACAGCATGTATACCACCCCAATGACCTTTTGAAAACAGGTCTTTGACCGTGGCAATGTTGTTTTCAACTTGTGCCCACTCGCCACCATAGCGTACATATTCAAACCGGTCGCCAATGTTGTCAAAGCTCATGCTCCAACCAACTTTTTTACGTTGTGCCAGTTTCGGGAAGATCTTGTTCCGTTCAAGATCCACATTCATGTTGGTGATTATGGTCACTGTGCAATCTTCTGGGATCACATCCAACAGTCGTTCGTTCTCAGGAAGCAGTAAGGGCTCTCCACCTACTAAGGCCACATCCTTGATGTGTTCATGATGTGCCTCAATAAAGTCACACACATTATCATAATAGGGACGACTGCCGGACTTGAATGGAA